ACCGTCGACGCCTTCCGGCTTGATGTACGTGTTCTGGTTGACGCCTTGTGCATAGGGCATTTGCTGTCTCCAAGAAATGCAAAAGCCCGCTCAAGGCGGGCTGCGGTGTTTCACGTTGGGTTACGCCGGGAAGGTCCAGGCGGTGCAGTAGCCGCTGACGCTGACGGACTGCCAGACGTCTTCGGTTCGGATTGGTGATCGCTCAGCGCGGCGGATCAAGACGCCCTGCCCTTGATAGTCGAGGCGCTTGCCGGGCGTGAAGAATGCGAACAGGGCATCCACCTCGCTCAGCATTGGCGCGAAACCGCTGTCTTTCGGGTGGAACAGGTCAATCTGAAGTATTCCGGTCCACTCTTGAGGCGCGTCATTACCCATCGCAGCCGGGGCTCTACTACTCGGCAGGCCGGTGAGGCGCGCCCATGATTGGCCTGATGTCGGAGTGAACGCTCGCCCCTCGTATGCCGTGCGTACCGATGGCATAGCGCCGGACTCGATGAACGCGGCGACCAAAGCGCTGTGAATCTTGCTCTCGCTCAATTATTTCGCTCCAAAGAAAAAGGGCGACCCTTCCGGAATCGCCCTTACTGCCGTTTACATTAGCAGTAGCCGTCTGCCTTGCGTTGCGAGACTACGAAATCAGCCTGCTCTCTTGTGAACACTAGGGCGGCCTGGTATCCGCTGTCGGCTGTTCGCGCCCTGCCTGGCTTGAGTCCAAGGCGCAAAACGTACCGCCTAGCCGCACTTCGATCCATCTTCAGCTCTTCTGCTAGCTCCTTGAGTGTCACAAGCGCCGAGACCGGTGGAGGCACTACCATCTGATTAAAGCGCTTCATGCGGCCACCTTCTCAGCTAGCAACTGCCGCAGCCGTTCAAGTCCTGCCTCGTTGTAAACGAAACTCTCGACTTGCTTGCTGCTGTGCTTCGACTTGTCCAGCCTGAATTCGCCGTACTGTGGCACCTTCAAGCCGTTGGCATTGGCAATCCTGCCAACCATGGCGCCGCTGATACCGAGCTTTGCTCCGACCTCGCCGGCCGGCATCAGATGGTGCTCGATCTTCGGCAGTGGAATCACTTTGTGGCCAAGCGCCTGTTCGGTCAAAACGCTGAGCAATGCCTGCTTGCTGTTCTCGCCAAGGTTCGGGAGGTGCTCAAAGGTCAGTCGTGCCAAATCCACCAGGGCGGCGACCGGTGCAGCCGGCGAAGGGACCGCCTCAACCTTCTGCCTCATGTTTTCTTCTAGCTCATGCAGCCGTTTCACGACCTTTCGCCGAAGCGGAATGCTGTAGCCGGTCAATAGCGTTTCGGTCAGTTCGCGGTCAAGGCGAAACTCTGAGGTGTAGCCACGCGAGTCTTTCTTTTCTTCGAAGTGGCCCAAATCTGGACCATCTCCAAGCGCTTCCAGCATTTCGCGAATATCACGAAGGATGTGCTTATGCTGCTTGCCGGTCAGCTTGGCGATTTCACGGGAGGACATGCTGACGGGAATGATTGCTACGTTCATGCCATGGTCCTCCCCGGAAAGCGACTGAGCCCCTGTCGCGGTTCAAGCGGCATCAGTTCCCGCATTTCCACTGTGAAGGTGCGATTGCCGATCTTGACCAGCCACCAGCGGCCAATCAGGTATGCCAGTTCTACGGAACGGCCGATCAGCGATTCTTGGCCGCCGACGACCATGGCGGTTGCGCCTTGCTTGAGGGTGAAGTTCATGCGGCTGCCCTCGAAGCTCTGAGTTGATGGGTCTGGCAGTCGCTGCGCATCTTGAGGTTCGTAAGTGCTGCCTGGGCGAACTCGAACATTTCATCAGTTGAGACCGGCAGATCGCCCGGCGTCAGCATGGCCTTGATCATCTGCTGGTGAGTCATCACGCAGGCATCAGCAGGAACTGGGGTGATCTGCTGTTCGCCATTGTGGTCGAAGCTGACCAGATAGCGGCGGAACGCACCGGGCTCGATCTGGATGCCGCTTGGCTTCTGCGACCACTCACCTTCCCAGACGTAGCTCTCAACATACTTACAAGCATCCTCAAATTCCGCCTGGGCAATGTCGCGGTACTGTGCAACTTGGTGGCGAGCCTTCAGGCTGCTCCACAACTCTTTATAGCCTGCGCGTTGGCGTGCCTTAGCTAGGCAGGCGACTTTGCTGTCTACCTTTCCCTTCAGGGCGAATTGCTGCTGAGGGTCAAGCGCTTTGCGGAGGCAATCAGCGGCAATCTCTGGAGCAATCTGGCGGAGCGCCTTTTCGCACTCAATGAAGTAGCGGCGGATGTTCCGACCGGCCTCCGTGCGCTCAACCATTGCCAGCTCTTTGGCCATGTCGACGGACAACGAATAGTTCGTAGAAGCCCGGCCTCTCTGGCCTGCGCCCTTTTTACTCTTTTCTGAGTAAAAATCCTGACCCTCAGTGAATCCGTATTCCGCAATTCGGCGTGCAATCCAGTCATTGAAGCGAACCTTTGACCCGAGGCAGATATGCAGGTCGCGAGCATTGCAGACCTGCGCCGACTCACCAGCCAGCTCACCAAGTCGCACAGGAATAAGGGTGGCATAGCTCATGCCGGTGTTGTGTTCTACGGAGATTGCAGTAACATTGCTCATAACGTTTTCCTAGATAGATGACGTTGATCCCGAAACCTCAAGCGTTGGCGCGCTTGGGGTTTTTTTATGCCTGCTGTAATCGCTCGTCACGCTGCATGGCCTCCTCCAGAATCTTCCCAATCAGCCAGTTCTGGCTTCGTTCTTCCTGTTGCGCTTTGCGCTCTACCCATTCCTTGACTGTCGGCTTGGTCCGAATGACCAGTTGCGCCATATCCCGTACCTTCATATCGCCTCCTTTGAACCACCGTGGTTCCTATGCATTGATTAAACCACCGTGGTTCCATTGCCGTCAACACCACCGTGGTTCAATATTCAAAAATGAGTAGAGAAGACCCGCAATTCAAACTGCGCCTGCCCGCAGAGCTCAAAGCACGTATCGACCGAGAGGCCGAGGCTAGCCGCCGCTCAATCAACGCAGAGATCATTGCGCGCCTTGAACTCGCGCTGCTCAGTGGCGAAACAATTGAAGAGCTGATGCCTGCCGCAAAAGCCAGGGAAATATCTGTGGCTGCGCGCCAGAGCATCCCTGGCATCGTAAAAAAACGCATAATCGACGGCATAAACCAGGCAATAGCCATGGGTCATGCATCAGCCAGCATTGATTTAACCGACTTAGATCTGGACGGGCTGCCCCAGTCAGATTCAGAAATGCTGATTGATGGCTTTAGTGAATGGTTAACACAAGCCGGATATGTAATTGACTGGGATGGCCCGGGTCACATTTGGATCAGGTTTGACGACATCTAGGTAAGGCACAGTCTTAAGCACGCCTGCCGTTCAGGCAACGAAATGTCCTTTTGTGCTTTTGTGCCTAGTCCAGAAACAGAAAGCCCCGCTCGGTGGCGGGGCTTTGTCAATGTACGGTGCCGTGCTGCTTGTGTGTCATCCCGCAGATAGCGTCACCTGCTTGAAACCTCGGCTTTTCAATTCTTCCACGATGCTCTCGATTGAGGCGTCAGCTAAAGCTACTTTTGGCGGCTCGACCTCAGGCGCGCCATCTGAATTGAACAGCACCTCATTTAATACTTCGAGCGTCTCTGCCTTTGGCAAAGCTTTTGCGCGCTCGTACCTGCTAATGGACTTCAGCCCAATATTGGTCATTTCGCTGAGCTGCAGCTGCGTCACGCCTAGATTGCGGCGCGCCTCGGCGAATGCTTTGGCGAACACGGGCTTGCTGTCTACGTTGGGGAGCATAAGTGTAGCCTCTACTGGGTCATGTGTGAGGCGCCACTATAGGACTCAAACAATACCATCGCAAGTCCTTTTTGAGACATGCAGGGGCTCTTACTAGTCTTTTTTGGGCGCTTCCCTGCCATAAATAAGCACAGATAGCGGGCATGCCTCAGACTTTATTCTTGCGAATAGCCGCCTCGACCATCTTCTCCACCCGATCCATGCTCCGCGTAACCATCCCCTCAGGCGCCTTGCTTGAGCTGCCTCGCTCAAGCTCATCGATGTACGGGAGATTGTTGGACAGGAAGGTAACCTGGCCAGCGCCATCCGGCGTTTTCGCTTCCACCTCACCGATCGCTTCACCTCCTGTCTTGTCGAGACGATCCGGATCAGCGGCCGACGGCGCGCCGACTGAGGTCGTCCACGCCCCCCTTGCCCGCCCCGTATCGACAGGCGTCATTCGGATCACGCCGCTGAAAAGCTCTAGCGTGGCCACGCGGGTGATCTTGTTGTGAGCTTCGGCTGTCTTCACGGCGAAGCGCCTGACGTCATCTGCGAATGCCATTAGCGCCTCCCTTGGATTTCGTACACCAGCGGCGTACCGGCCGGGTTGATTTCCTTGATGTTCACTGCGGTCCACGTATGGCCGCCCACGATGACCTGCGTGCTTAGCGTCGGGGGCGTGAGCCCCTTTGCTGCGATCAGCATCTTCTTGTCGTTCTGCCGTATGTCACTGCCGGCGAGGTTGGCGGCGCCTGACTCCTGCAAGCCGTACTCTTGAAGAATGCAGCTTCCGGTCTGCTCCGTGACTGTTCCGGGTGTCGTGCCTCCGGTTACAGGGTCGTACTCACCCGGCACGGAGTCGCGCAAGACCACTGGCTGGCCGAACTCGGAGATCATTTCGAGCGCCAGGTCAGCCATTTCGTCATAGAAGGCCATCTCACACCCTCTTCAGCATCATGACGCCGGCGCGGCGTATCCAGGGCGCCAATAGGGCCAGCGCGAACGATTCGCCAGCCGTCAGCAGAACCTGACCTTCGGCGAACACACGCTTGCGGGTGACCGCTCCTTCCACCCTGTCTTCCGATTCGAGAACTTCGCGCTCAGCTGCCTTGTACAGCAGCCCAGCTGCAGCTTCCTTCGCCACCTGCGCACCGGCCAGCTTGATTGCACTGGGAACCGGATCGGGCACAGGCCTCGTGATCTTGGCCGTTAACCAGGCGTTTGCCATGGTCACGGCAAGAACCTCATCACCGGTACCGGCCCAGCCAGGACCAAGCAGGGCGTCTACATCGGCAACGGTGATGAAATCGGTCATGCATCAGTCCTCAGTGGTGTCCGTCTCGCCGGCTTCCGGCTTGGTTTCCGGAATCAACGCTTGCAGGTCGGCCTTCTTCGCACTGGCGTCGAACTCGATGCCCTGCTCGGTCAGCCAGTCTTTCAGCTCGGCCACAGTCATTTTCTGCGGGTCCGTCTCGCCGGCTTCCGGCTTGACCTTGTCAGCCTCAGGCGCTGATTGCGCTCGTTTGCGCAGTCGATTGATCTGGGCAAGTGTCAGTTGCTCGCCCGGCTTGATTTGATCGTCACTCATGATGGTCTCCCATGAAAACGAGGGCCGAAGCCCTCATCAGCCCTTAGGCGCCCTTGATCCTCAAGAACGCGATAGGCACGTTCTTGCGATCCACCACTCGCTGCCAGTTGGCGGCTTTGCGAAGATCGGCCAGCAGCGGCGAGAACTCATCGACGGTCGTATCCGCTCCGGTACGGCCATTCACGTTTGCGCGGTTGGTGATGTCGGCACCGGTGAACTGGTAGCCAAACGGATGCAGGATCCACGTCTTGCGCTCCCACAGCGTTTCGACGCCACCACCGTTACCGGCCCGCGCCTGGCGTTCGATCTCGACCGGCACCGCTGGGTCACCTTCGCCGTAGCCGAACGCGCCGGCACCAAACAGCACAGCAGTCGTCACGATTGACGTATCAGGGTCCACGCCTGCGGTAACCGCAGGCATCGAGTCATCAACGATGACTCGCTGGCCCATGAACGTCGGAATCGTCAGGTTGCCCTGGCTGTCCGCGACGAAGTCGATGTCATCGGCATCAACCATTTGCTTATATGCCAGCGAGTGCACAGCGATGGCCGACAGCTCGCCGAAGGCATCGCCCAGCGTGAACACGGCAGAGGTAAATGCTTGGCGCGACCACGGAGCAGCAGCGCCGTCGTAGACCATGTCGCCATCGTTGTTCGCTTCGTTTGCGGCCAGCAGGCCAACAGAGGAGGCGATGACGCGGCGCTGCCACTGACGCTGCCAGTAGGTGCCGAAACGGTTACGGATGCGCTGCATCGGGTCGGAGCCGGACAGTTCAACCACGAGATCGGCGGCCGAATAGCCTTGGTTCAGGTAGCTGATGCGAGCCTTCTGCAGGCCAGAACCGAGCTTGTTTGGCGATGCCATATCGGCTGGATCGTCGTTCGACGCGTTTGGCTCTACGGATGCGTCCAGATCGCGCCAGAACGGAACCTGAATTTCCTGACCGCCAGTACTGGCTTTAGCGTCCAGCATGTCGTTACGAACGACTACGCCAGATTCGAAGAATGCGGTTCGCTCGGGAGTGTTTTCTGCTTGGTAGTCTGCATAGACTTCCGGGATTACTGCGTCGGTTAGGCGTGTTGTAGCCATGATTTATTCCTTGGTGGTGGCCGCCTCACGCAGTGCGCGGTACTGATCGGGATTGTTCCGATACAGCGCGGTACGTTCGGCTTCGGTTAGGTCGTTGAATTTCTTTGTGGCCTTGCCACCGTTGTCGCCGGTCGGACCGGCACCCTGAGCCCTTGGCCAGAGGTGTGTTGCGGACTCGCGAAGCGACTCCGCCCATTCGAGCGGAGAGAGAGGCGTTTTGCCGTCCTTGCCGTAGATGACCTCGCCATCACGGTCGGTAGCGATCGCCTCGCCGTCCTCGCTGAGTTTGAAAGTGCCCCGTGCGCGCAGGATGATGTCCTCTGCGGCCTCAGGTAGCGCCCCGGCCTTGATGGCTGCGGCGCGGATGGAATCTGCCAGCACCTTATCGCTGTACTTGGCGGCGAAGGCTTCTGCCTTGTCAGCGCGGGCTTTCTCGGCCTGTAACTGCTTGTCGAGATCGTTACGCAGGCGTTCAGTCCGGCGAGTGATCACCTCGTCAAGCTTGCCTTCAGCGATGAGCTTGGTTTCTTCGTCCTGGCCGACTTTGGTCAGGAGGCCCTTCACTGCCTCGATGTCGAGCCCTTCGAACTGGGTCTTGAAACTATCCAACTCGGTCGTGGACGTTTTGAGCTTGCCAAGCAGCTCGGAGTTTTTGTTCTTGAGCCCAGTAGTCGCCGCTTCCACCGCGGCTGCGATGGCTTCCTTTACTGCTGGGTTTTCAAGATCGATCGTGTTTTCTTCTGCCACTTGGCTCACCCCTTGGGTATGGTCGGCCCGCTTCGCAGGCATAAAAAAACCCCAGCATTGCCGGGGTCTGAAAATAAAAAGCCCCGACCGATGTCAGGGCTCTGGAAATGGAAAACCCGGCGCGGAGGCCGGGCTTTGAATTACTCAACTGATATCGTTCTACTCTTCGGCGCAGTCATCACAAAGGAAGTGGCCGCCGATATCGTTTGTTGCCTTGCCATGGGAGTCGTCCCGCTCACAAAGCACGTCAGGCACCTCTAGTTCGTCTTCATAATCACTTTCGATATCATCGTCGTCTCCTTCAAGAAAACGTTCGTACTCCATCGCAGCAGCTTCACGATCTTGCATAGTGGAATCTCTTTGTCGGAAGCGACATATTCTGTAGCACTGGGCATGACGTCAAGCCAGCACCACCCGCTCACCCTTCATGAAGCAGGTCGCACATAGAATCTGCTTCGTCCCGCCGCTCGCCTTGCCGCCCTTGAAAACCATGCCGACCTTCGTTTCGATGACCTCCGAACCGCTGCACCGAAAGCAGCGCAGCAGGCACGCAGCTTGCGGACGCTTCTGCATCAGCTTGCGTGCTTTCTGGCGGTTGTCGTCATCAGTGGCGCTGCCGTCAATGACGTGCAGTTTGGGCTTGTCTGTCATGCGCCGATCATAGCCCGGCGCGCTCGAACATGGCAGCGTCTCGCTTGCGTAGGTCATCCAGTGAATAGACTCGGCCCTTGTTGTCGGTGAACCGGTCGATGCTGACTTTGCCGTGGCGGAACAGCTTGCCTCGCTCGGCTCCCAAAACATCGTCTTGAAAGGCGGCCGGCTTGCCTCTCAGCCATTGGCTATATGACACGTCAGCGGCAACCTGACCGTCCATCGAGGCTTGTGTGCCTGGGTCGATCTCGGACTTGCTCAGACCCAATGCTTCCCATGCAGACGCAAGGACCGGCACTGAAGTGCTGCGGCAGTTCCAGTGCCGCGGCGGCTGAGGGCCTGTGCCAACCGCATACGTCTTGCCTGAGAGCGAAGCGCATGTGATCGTCGTCCGACCGTCCAGGGTCGCCAGAAACTGCCACTCCTTCACCAGATCCGCGTTCGCCTCGAACAGGGCCTGCCGCGAGTAGCTGGCTGTGTGATTCACCGCTGTTCGCACCAAAGCTTCAGCACCTCGGCGATCGATCTCTAGGAGGCCATCGGCATAGTTCAGCGCCCGGGTTCCTCGCAAGCGGCGGACCATCTGATCAATCGTCTCGCCCTCAAGAAAGCCCATTCGAATTGCGTCGCGAATCCGGGTGGCACGAGTCTCCTCGATATCCTTCAGCGCTTCTGAAAGCAGCTTGCCTTGGAAGGGCCTGGCCATCGCGGCTGCATGCACCTGCGAAGCACTCACCGCGCTTATGGTCAGCGACTCGGCTACGGCTGAAGGCAGAACACTTTCCAACAGCTTGTGCTGGTAGCTCGCCTCATACCCGGCCAGCGCGACCAACTCGGTATCCAGATCGGCGCCGACTGCCGCATAGGCTGCAGCATTTAATCGCTCCACCGAAACTAGAAGCGAATCCAGGCGTTGAACGGTGAAGGACTGAGGCGGTAGACGCTCCAGGGCATCCATCAGCTGCGCGAATAGCTCGGTGTCCGCCCGGTTCAGCAAGGCAATCATCCGGCGCGCGACGCCATTTGAGTAACGCGTAAGGTCGATAGCATGGCCAACCGCCGCGTCTGCAAGCCGCTCGTTAGCGCTGGCCATTATTCAGCCCCCACGTTACCCAGTCCAGGTCCCTGCTCTGCCAAGCGCTCCATCTCGTCCAGCCAGTTCCGATCAGGAACTTTGCCGGTCGAAATGTAGTGCCAGTAGGTGTCGTGGCTTATCACGCCGGCCAATGCTGCCTGCAATAGCTGGGTAGCCATCTGCGGGTCTACTCCAACCGCAACGAAGTCCGGCTTGACGGTGAAGGTCACCTCTTTCTCGTTGAAGCCCAGCCATTCGGCCAGATAACGCAAACCCTGCTCAAGCGCTTCCGCAGCCGTAATAACGATGCTATGCAGCGTGGCGTGCTGGTCATTCTGGCGCAACTTGCGGGCCTCGCCCGACTCTGTGCCGGTCACGTCCATAACCTTCGCGCCAGCCTCAAGGGCGGCGTTCTTCTGGTCCGACATGGCGGTGCGCACGGCTTCGATACCGGCCCCCTGGAACTCCAGATAGCCGCACGATCCGTTGACGCCCAAATCCCACGCCGCGGACGGCCCAGTGACCGATAGGTCGGCGTCTTCCTCAAGGCCCGACACCCACGGCTGCGGATGACTGGTCTGATGCAGAGCAGTGAAGTAGTCAGCGCTGAGTTGGTACGACTTCAGCGCGGCGCGAGCCATGCTCAGCAGCGGTATTTCATCCACTCCCGGCGCGTTATCGGTCGAGCCGCAATAAACGACTG